GTTGAGCTTGCCCTTGTCGTACAGCACGAGCCGCTCAGCAGCGCCGACCAGTTCGCTCTTCTTGTACTTCTCGCCGGGCTTCTTCGTCTCCTGCCACTTCTTGTACGCCTTCTCGTGACGCGCCTCGACTTCGTATGCACGCGCGATCAATTCCTTCTTCGATAGTTCGCCATCACCACCGTGAGCGAGCACGCGCTGCATGCGCTCAAGCTGTCCGCTCATGTCATCGTTGACGCCTGTGCCAGTGAGACGTCCCCACGAGCGCATCAGCCACAAGTCCATCGTGATCGGATTAAAGTTGCCGTTGAGGTTCTGATAGAAGCCGTTGCCGATCTTCGGTCCGAGATACGCGGAGCCGAGCACCATGTCGTCCTTGTTGGTCGCGCCGGGCTCGACGCCCTTCTTCGTGCCAAGGATCACGCCAGTGCGCTTCTCCAGATCACGCGCCGTCATCTCCTCGTTGAAGAACTCGATGGTCTTATCGATCCCGATCTGATCGATCATCTTGTTGACCTTGATCAGGTTGTTCGAGATGTTCGGATCAGCAGCGCTGATGTCGAGCGGGAAGCGACCGTTGCCCGGCGACTTCTCTTCCTGTTCGAGATAGCTGGTGTAAGCCTGATCGGCGAGATCGGCAGAACGGGAAACGATCTCACCCTGCGATGTGATCGCGAGCGCCACCGTGTACATGAACTTCTGACGCGGATCGTCGGCCATGCCGGGATATATCTTCTCGGCAACGCTCATCGCCCGCTTCATCGTGTCGTCGTACCAATACTCGCCACCCTTGCCGTTGATCAGCGCATCGCGCATTTCAAGCGCAACGAGATCGGTCAGGAATTTGTCGCTCTCCGGCGTGCGGTTCTCGACGGTCAATTCCTTGACGCCGAACTTCTCTTCGATGATCCCCTGCGCACGCTTCATGATCATCTTCGCGGCGTCGCCGACGTTGACCTCGCCACGCTTGATGTTCGGATGCTCCGACGTCAGCGACATCGATGTCAGTCGGTATCCCGGCGTGTCGGTTCGCTGGCTCCAATGATCGCTGACACCCTTCCAGATGTCTTTTGCTCCCGGTACTTGGGATTCTGCAATGACGCTTTCGTATACTTCTCGGCTGCGGTCTCTTTGCTGTCGCTCCGTGCCGTCTTCTGGGAGTGTTTCTGGTGGGACGAATTCTCCGTGTCCCTTCTCGTAGTCGATGGGGTTGTCATTGCCGTACCTCTCTGCAGCCTTGTTGATCGCATCGAAGCTCTCGCCGTCGAGATCAGCGACGTAGACTGTAGCGCCGCCACCTTCCTTCGGCACGATGGTATGGAATGCGAGTCCGTCCTTCAGCAGGTTGCGATGGATCGCAGCGAGTTCACCCTCCGCCTCGAAGTGTGCGAGCACCGACTTGCCGCCGTCCTCCTGCTTGAACACCAGCACCTGCTTCTGATCGAAGATGTGGCCCTTCATCACAGCAGCGAGCTTGATCTCTTCGTATGATCCCTGCGCCGTGGTCATCAGCGAATTCTCTGCACCGTCTGCCCACGCGCCGAGAATGTTGACGTCCTTCGCGCTCTTCAGCCCGACCTTCTCGTTGATGTCGTCGGACACGACGCGCATCTTCTTCTGCTGTGCGGAGCCCAACTCGCGCACGGCTTCCTTGAAGTCGAGGTTGGTCTTCACGCTGGGCGATACGAACTCCGTGCTCCTGCCACCCTTGCTCGCGTTCTGCAGCTTGCTGTGGATGACGGTCTCGCCCTTCTCGTTCTTGCTGGTGAACGTCGCGCCTTCCTTCGTCGCGGTGTACTGCGCACGCGCGTGCTGCAGATATCCCTCACGCGCAGCCTTCTGCGCTTTCCTCACAGCGGGATGAACCTTCTCGCCCTTCTTGTGCGGCGCTGGCTTGCCTTGCTTGCCGCCGCTGTATCCACCGGGACCGAACTGGCCAGCGTTCTCAGGTTGACCGCGCGGGTGATCCTCTTCACGCCAGATCGCATCGAAGATGCGCTTCACCAGCCAGCCCTTGAAGCCTGCGTCCTCGCTGTCCTCCGCGAATTCCTCTTCCTCGATGCGCTCGCCGTTCTCATCGAAGCCCGGTGCTGGCAGCAACTTCTGTTCGTGCTGATGCAGCGCGTGTTCTGCGATCATGTCTTCATCGATAGCGGACTCTTCCAGCGCAGCTTCGAGACCGGGATACGTTCCGTCCTCGATCAACTGGTTCTGCCGACCCTTCGCCAATGCATCAGGCGGAATCAATCCGGCGTTGACGTCGATCATGTTCGCCTGCGCCTTCTGCAAAGCAATCGACGCTTTCTCTGCATCGCTCTGCTGCCAGAGCGAAGTCCATTCGTAATAGATGTTCTTGTCGGTCTTCCCCAGTGCCGATTGCTGGATCACCCTGTCGAGCTTCTCCAGCGCTGGCGTCAGCCGCAATATCTGATCGGAGTGAATGCGGTCGTAGTAATTCTGCAGATCACTATCGCCAGTCGCATTCAATCCTGCAGGCGACATGCCAAGGAAGCGCGTCACCGGAATATCGGCAGCACCTGCCGCGATCTGCAGATACATCTGCAGTATCTCCGGCATGCCACGGAATTGCACTTGGATGCGCTGCCAGTCCTCTTCAGCGTCGATCAGGATGGAATTGACAATCGACTTCGCGACGTTCGCTTCCGTCATGCGCTTGACCATGCGCTGCGTGCCGTCGGTGGTCGAGAAGATTTCAGTGAGACCGGGAATCTTGATGACGTCGATCTTCGCTTCAGCGATCAACGTGGCCAAGCTGCCCATCACCGATCCCGCCGACGACACCGCGTCGTGGATCACTTGCAACATCGGATCGCCCCAACCGAAGTTCGCCATCGGGTCAGGCGGATCGAGACCGATCAGGCGCACCATGCGCGATGGATGGATCATCACATCGCCGAACGTGCCGTTGGTGTCGTTGATCTTGTAGTGCTCCGGCATGCCGTAGTACGGCGACGAGATGTCCTTGATGATTTCCTGCGGCGCGAGTTGATGCGGTGCGAACACGTGCACGAACTTCAGCCCGTCTTTCTTCACCGTCTTCGGATCAAGCTCGCTCGCCATGTCACCATCAACGCCGATCAGCATGCACGAGCCGCCATAGAGCCGCGACTTGACCAGCGCATCCTGCAGCTTCTGCTGTATCAGCAGCCGCTTCTCCGTCTCTTCGAGTAGCTCGATCTGATTCTGTTCGGCCTGCCACGCACGCCATTCGCGCACGCTGTCCATTGCAGGGATCGCGATTGCCTTGCGTGCGATCCAGTCGGATTGATACGACGCTTCGAGTTGCTCGCGCGTCCACAGTTGCTTGACGTACCTGAACCCAGTCGACTTATCCCGGCCAGCGATGCCGAGCCCGGACAGGAAGTTCGTGAACGTGTCGAACATGTAAGCCATCGATCAGACCTTCAACTCACGTTCGATTTCCGAAACGATCTCTTCCCGTGAGCGACCGTTCTTGTTGATCAAATACAATTCGATGTCGTACAGCAGCGAGTTCAGCAGCGCCTTGCGCTCTTCCGTCGCCCCCAGCATTCCCTTGCCCGTCGCACGCTGGCTGATGATCTTCGCAGCGTCGCGTATCTCATCATCGGTCACATGTCACCGCCGTTGCCAGAGCGACCAGTGCCGCTCCAGTGCGATGGCTTAACAACGCGCGGCCCATCGTCATCGATGCCCTGCGCAACCTTCATCGCGTTGGACATGTCGCCCATCGTGCGTGCGCACAGTCCATGCGGATCGAGCGACTGCTCCAGCATGATCCACGGCACCAGTCCGGCGATGGTGTGCCTGCCTCTTGCCAGAGTGAACAGCAGACCTTCGATCTCCAGCGCCACCGTGATGTCCATTGCCCATCCGGTCTTCGCTATGCCTGCGAGCGTTTCAACTTTCATTTGTCATCCCACCTCTTGATCGCATCCATCATCAGCAGCGCAGGCACTTCCTGATTGCTGTACTCGCCTTGCGTAGCATGCGCACCGACGCGGATCGCGCACCAGTAGACCAGACGACGCGGCAGCTTCCACGCGATAGCAGCCAGTATCTTGTCGCGGTCAAACCATTT